TATTGAGAAAATCCTTTCCCTTGACGAACCTCATATTAAGTCGATTGAGGGAAGAACCTATGTAGATAAGAATATGACGATGATCGGCAAGGAACTCAGAGCGGATGGAATTACCATGAACACACTGAGCAGCCTTGTGGATTTTATCAAAAAGAGCACAGAAGATTTCAAGGACGGACAGTACATCGTTCAGGTCGTTTCTCCTACCAAAGTTATTCTGTTTTCCAGTTTGGATGCAGACCGTAAGAGAGAAACACTTGCAGTAGTTGAGGCTGAAATCCCGGACTTCTCATTTGGACGTTTCACTGAAAACGAAGAGTTCATTATCGGAGTGCAGTCCAAGTTCCTTAATGAAGATGCAGAGGTCAATGATAAGCCTATCATCTTGCAGTTTGCCGGAAATGTGAAAGCCGGTACGGTAGCTGAGTACGGAGATACCGGAGTTGGACAGAAAGCAGCCATTAAAAAGGGTGTTGCGTCCTTGCAGGAGGTTGAGGTTCCCAGTCCTTGCCGTCTGATGCCGTACAGGACCTTTACAGAAGTTAAACAGCCTATGAGCAGCTTTATCTTCCGCGTAAAGGACAATGATCGCCTTGGCGTTTCCTGTGCCTTATTTGAGGCAGACGGAGGCGCATGGAAGAATGAGGCGAAAGCCAACATTAAAGCGTATCTCGAAAAAGAACTTGCGGATGTATCAAACATTTTCGTGATTTCCTAAATAATCGTAACCCGTAAATATGTTTCTGCAATTATCTCCTAAGATTGGTCTCTGAGGAAAATATGTCACGAAAACCGCAGAACACACAAACGGTTTACCTCCTTTTAAGAAATTCGATTAGTTAAATGGTATAAACCCCTGACAAGGATCTTTTGTTAAATTGCCCAGGAGCCGTCATTCCGGCGGCTCCACCCATAATGAAAGAAAGGAGGGCTTAGGGATGCACAAGGTTGTTATCAAAGGAAATTATTACGGCAGAACCAGAACCTTACCGGATCTTAACGATTACCTACATGAGTGTGCAAGGCATCCTCAGATGGGTGCAAAAATGAAAAGAGATTACCAGATGATCGTGTGTAACGCTATCAGGACACAGTTGCCGAGACTTACGATTACAAACCCTATCATCATTCATTACAACTTCTATGAGCCGGATAAACAGCGTGACAAGGGCAATATTTTTTCCTTTGCAGACAAAGTTTTTCAGGATGCTTTACAGAAATGCGGAGTGATTAAAAACGATGGATGGAAAGAAATCGAAAACTTTACGCATGACTTCTATGTGGATAAGAAAAACCCAAGGATTGAGATATTCCTTGAAGAGATAGAGAAAGGACCGTTCGATGGCTGAGAAAAAGTATTTTTGGCTCAAAATGCCCCGGAACTTCTTTGAAAAACACTATATCAAGATACTTAGAGCAAAGGATAATGGCGATCTTTTGGTTATGTTCTATATATGGATGATTACAGAGTCAATCGACCATGAGGGCAAACTGCGATTTTCCGAAGATATTCCGTATGACGCAGAAATGTTGGCGGAAGCATCCGGTTTTGCGTTACAGATTGTTACACAAGCGTTACAACAATTTTCAAAATTACAGCTTGTGGTTACGGAAAGTGACGGCACGCTATTTTTACCAAAATCTCTGAAAATGATTGGGTCTGAATCGGCATCCGCACAGAGGGTTAGGGAGTATCGGGAGAGAGAAAAAAACAAGACAAAACCCACTGAGACACCCGAAAACACTGAATGTAACGAACGTGTAACAGAGAGTAACGTTAATGTTCAAAAAGGTAACATAGAGAAAGAGTTAGAGAAAGAGTTAGAGAAAGAAAATAAAAAAGGGGGAAAGAGGGAAACTACCCAATCAATTTTTGAAAGGCTTCTCCCTGAGTACACCATCTCTGATGTAATGGCAGATAAACTTCGCGAATGGTTCAAGTATAAGACGGAACGGAAAGACGGATATAAGGAACAGGGCATGAAGTCGTTGCTAAAACAGGTTGCCAATAAGGTCTCTGTCTATGGAGATACTGCCGTATGCAATCTTATTGATGAATGTATGTCGAATGGATGGAAAGGCATTATTTGGGATAAATTGCAATCATCTTCTGCATACAGAAATAGCGGAGATCGCATTGGAAACAGAGTAAAGGATGTGGATGGCTGGTAATGGAAAGAGAAGAATTTAAGATTTTGGTAAAAGCTATGAAAGCGGTCTACGCACAGCCGACATTCATACCAGATAAAGACGCTTTCGATGTGTGGTATGGATTATTACAAGATCTTCCGTATGAGCAGGCAAACTTGGCAATACAAAAGTACATGACGAGTGAACGTTTTCCTCCAACCATCGCAGATATTCGCACTAAAGCAACGGAGATTATTGCTCCGGTGGAAGAAAGCATGAGCGAACTGCAGGCATGGGCGTTGGTACAGAGGGCGTTAAGGAACTCCGGTTACAACTCAGAAGAGGAATTTGCAAAACTGCCGGAGGCGTGCCAAAGAGCTGTTGGAACGGCGGCAAACCTCAAAGAGTGGGCGTTGATGGATTCAGACCAAGTGGCAACCATTGAACAGTCGCACTTTATCAGGAACTATCGGACTTCGGTGCAGCGGATGAAAGAAGAAGCACGACTGCCGGAGAATGTGAGGATGCTGATTGCCGATATGGGTAAGAAACACGCAGCTCTCTTGGAAAAGGCAGCAGATCCGCAGATAGAGATGCAGAAAATTGAAGTGCCGGAGAAAGACACCGAACCGCCATCCGGTATGTCAGATGAGACGAGAAAACGTCTTGATGAAATGTATGAGAGGTTCGGCAGAAAATAACGGAGGAAAGGGCAGCGCGCATAAATCCTGGGAACCTCTGAAATGAATTGAGAAAACTATCATACAAAGAGATGAGGGAAATGGGATTATGTACGAAATGTGGGAAAGAAAACCCAACACCAGAGAAATCTATGTGTCCCGATTGCGCCGCAAGGCAATCTGAATTGCGGAAACAAAACAGAGAATACCGTAAGAAAATTGGCATCTGTACTCATTGTGGCAAGAATCCGGCAGAACCGAATAAAAAATTATGTTATGAGTGTTTGGGACAGTTCCAAGATGGTTATGCAGCTAAAGGAAGAACGGACGAACAGAGAGAAAAAGACAGACTGAGAAAGAAGCAGTTGAAAGAGGAACGTATTGGAAATGGTATGTGCCCTAAATGCGGAAAGCATAAATCCGTCAACGGAGGTCTGTGTCAACGGTGTAAGGCATATCTGAAAAAGTATAGAGACAAGAAACGGTGTGATTTATCACGGTCAGAAAGACCGGACTACGGAATTTGCTATATATGTGGCAAAAATCCGATTATGAAAGACAAAAAAGTATGTGAAGCGTGCTATGAGACAAGGTTAAAAACTCTTCCGGCAATGTGGGAGAATATGAACAATGATTATTTCAGACAGTTGAATTACGCACGATATTGCATGGTAAAACAAAGAAAGGAGAAAACGAGTGGATCAGATTTCAATGTTTGACTTAATGTACCCAACATTCAAAGTCACAAATCCTGTCCGGCTGATAGAATTATTCGCCGGTGTAGGTTCTCAGGCAATGGCATTGAGAAACCTTGGAGTTCCATTTGAACATTACCTTATGTCTGAATGGGAAATGCACGCCACGGCATCATATAAGAGCATCCACATGGCAGATGATAATACGGATTACAGTGCAGATATGACATCTGAGGAAGTAACACAGGCCTTAATTGATTATGGAATATCTGTAGACGGAAAGAAACCACTTACAGAACAACAAATACGAAGCCATTCATACAGCGATGAATGGAGGAGAGAGTGTTATAACAATATTCGGGCAACACATAATCTGGTTAATATATGCGCCATGCATGGAAAGGACTTGCAGATAGTTGAGCCTGATAAGTACACTTACTTACTTACTTACTCATTCCCATGCCAAGATTTAAGTCTTGCCGGGAAAATGAGAGGAATGAAAAAGGGATCAGGAACACGTTCCGGGTTGCTGTGGGAAGTCGAGAGACTTCTGAATGAAACCGAAAATCTTCCTCAGATACTTCTCATGGAGAACGTGCCACAGGTAATTAGTGCAGACAACATAGATGATTTCCATAGTTGGTGCAAATTTCTTGAAAGCAAGGGATATAAGTGTTATACGCAGATTCTCAATGCAAAGGACTACGGAGTGGCACAGAACCGCGAGAGATGCTTCATGGTATCTATTCTCGGAGATTACAATTACAAGTTTCCGCAGCCGGTCCCGTTGGATAAAACCATGAAAGATTATTTGGAGGATGAGGTAGACGAAAAATACTACATCAACTCAGAAAAGGCACAGAAACTCATCAAAGACTTACGAGAGAGCGGTCAGTTAGACGGTATCTCAAAAACCGTTAGGGGGGGCAGAGGCTCAGTAGACCGGCATCATTGGGATGCGGTGTTACAGAAGTAGATAGCTCAGATGAACCATGAGCCGGCCATTGATTGTGGCTCATACGGGAACAGGCGGAGAAAGAGGACGTATAATGTCCCCGGATGGAATATCAGTGGCATTGTCGGCAACGGATTATAAAGATCCACCGAAAGTTTTAGTGGAGGAAAAAGTGAATGGCAGACAGAATAATTGTAGTCGGCTCACTGAACCCGGAAAAGGAAGTTCAGGATAGGGTCCGAGTTCTATCGGGGGGGGGTATTTGCCAAGCAATAAGGGCAACAGACTACAAAGATCCTCCGAAAGTGCTTGTGGAATATACGACCCATACAACAAAGCGTTGTACGAACTGATATGTCCTACCCTATTGGCGAGCGACTACAAACATTTGAAATATGTAATCGAGGAACTATGAAATGGCAAATAAGGCACGTTGCATACAACTGGGGAATATCGCCGTAGGAAAGAGCTGGGATAATCCTCAGAGCGGAAGAATTTATTCCGTAGATGGAATCGCACCCACCTTGAACACTTGTTGGGGGGGGGAAATTTAGAACCAAAGATATTAGAAATCAAGGAAAGGAAAGAAGATATTGCAGACCGGGATTAAAAGGTTAGGCAATATTCTCCCCACTTCCACTAGAGAAAACCCAAACCAAGGGAGAGTGTATGATACCGGCGGTATAGCTCCGGTAATCACGAGTGGGGGGGTACTGTACCTTGCATCATAACAGAGACGGAGGCTAAACATATTGCAGAATCAGAACGATAGATTGTGCAATATCTCTTCCACAAACTCATGTGGGGGGGTACTCACAGTTACCAGAAAGAGCAGACCGTATGTGAACTCAGAAGCGATGAGGGAATAAGATTTTTCAAAGATGGCTGCTGCGGAACTTTAAGAACGATAGACGGATGTGGAGACAAATGCGTGATTGAGAGAATAATTTGTGCGTCAAGAGGGAGAAATCCCACGAACCCATCTGACAGAACTGTAGGCGCACCAACAGAACAACGGTTAGAACCGAACTCGCAAGGGATATGCAATACGCTTACGAGTGTTGCGAAAGACAATTATGTTTTGGAGATAAAAATAAATGAGGATTGATTTTGCAATATGTCGTTGTGTCAGAACCGAATACGGCAAAAGGATAAGAAAGTTATATGAAAGCCACCAGATTTCAGAAAAAAGAGGCAACATGACCCAACTTGAAGCAAGAACTGATGGCATATCCAACACGCTCACAACGGTTCAGAAAGACAACCTTGTTTTAGAGATAAGGACGGTGGATGAT